GAAGATAATGTACAGATTGCAGTTGTTTCAGAATCAGTATATTGATAAATCTCACAATTATGTACCAATATATCATTACCATAAAAACATTCCGTTTCTGGTACTTGTATATCATATACGTCTTCTTTTTTAATTAATTTATTTATTTTTATCATTTTTTAAATATTCAAATTTATATTTTTTATAAGTGTTTCTTTTACCTTTACATACAGATACTATTGCTGAAATATTACCATTTTCAATGCTTTTAGATGCCTCTGTCGCGCTTTGAAATACTGTTCTGTTACCATTGGAATCTATTTTAACAACAGATTTTTTTACCCCTTTAGGTATTTCAATTTTATATTCGCTATTTTCATATCTAAATATGTTATCATAACTAGTATTTTTTTTACATTTCCTACGAATAACCTCAACACAAAATCCATGTTCTTTGGACGCTTCGGAGGTGTTTTTATACTCAACTTCAACAGTGTCGTTTATGTTTTTTTTAAAAAAAACTTTTTTGTTAATTTTTTCTTTTATTTTAGGTTTAATATAGTCATTTCTAAAAGATTTTAAAATAACTAAATCTTTATTTTCAAATTTCCAATGGTAATTTTTATGTGTTCCCCCATTTTTTAAACATGAATAAAGTCTAGACGGTGTTAATTTATATTTTTCAATTGCTGAGATTGTTGTTAATCTATCTAAAATTTCTTTTGTATTAATATCTATCATTTCAACAATTGGTAATTTTTCTTTTCTAGTTTTAATTATTTTTCGTTTAGTCTCATCGCTCATTATTTTACCTTTATTCCAATGATTATTGTTTATTTTACGTAAATGGCTAAAATTTTCTTCAATTGGCCTTTTAAAATTTGGATTTTTTTCTCCTGACCAATTTTTTGACAAAATTTTATTTATTTTATCTTTCTTATCGGGAATAAATTTTAAAATATCACCTCCTGTTCCACCATCAGTTATATTTGTTAAAATACCTCCATCAATACTTTTACCGTAAAATTTTATTAATTCACGTTCAATATTCAAAACTAAATTTTCATCTTCACTTTCGTAAACAATTATATAATTTGGTTCATAATTGTTTTCTTTTAATAATTTTACAGTTCTGCATTTATTGGGATTAACATCCCCATCGCATGATATCGGATTTTTAACATAATGGAACAAATGTCTTTTTATTTTATTTTTAGTTTCATGTAATCCCTTTCCAACATAAAACGGTTTGAAAGTGATTCCAGAATAATATGGATTATCATAATTACCTGGAAATCTATCATCCAATAAAACATACACATAATAATTCATAAAAATTGTTCATATATAAATATATCAATAATGAGTAAACGACTATTTGTACACATCTAAAACATCCGTTTCAACTAATTCATCCGCTCTAATATAACCACGATTCTTAGTGAAAATCAAATGATCTGGGGTACATTTTATACTTTTTCCAGTTTCTTCATCAATTATTTCTAAAATTTCAGAATTTTTTTTAGTTAATTTTCCGGTTAATATATCAACAAATTTACCGTTTTCACTTTTTACTTTTAATTTTTCCGAAGTTTCAATTAAATCAATTACGTTTTTAATTGTTAAATTTTCAACATCACCATTTTCTCTTTGGATGTTTAATTGGACATCTCCAGTTAAACAACAGAGATTTGATTGTTTGATAACACCATAGTTTTGATGATTTGTTTTCTTATTAGCATTATCTTTAGAACATAAATAAGGTACACCAGTTTCAACCTGAGACTCAATTATTTTATTCCATATATCTTGTGCCTTAACTTTCCTACCAATACCTAATTCTACCGCCTTATTATAATTCTCCAAATATTCATCACCATATGAATCTTGTAATGGTTTAATACCATTTTTAATGATGTCATTTGGACAGAATAAATACCAATCAGAGTCAGATTTAACAGCCTCCATGAAGTTGTCAGGTATCCATAATGCAGTAAACAAATCCCTTGCCCTTAACTCTTCCGCACCTGTGTTCTTTTTAATCTCCAAAAGATCCATTATATCTTTATGCCAAGGTTCAAGATATATTGCAGCACTACCAGGTCTTCTACCTTGTTGGTTAAAGAATCTTAATGATTCATTTATAATTTTAAGGTATTTTAAAAGACCACCAGCATAACCACCTGATGATGAAATTCTACTTTCTTTACTTCTGATATTTGACATACATAAACCAATACCAGCAGCATCAGATGAATATGTTGAGATATCATTCATTGTACCCAAAAGACCTTCTCTTGAATCTGCTTCATTATATTTCAACACACAAGATGCAAGTTGAGGAACTTTAGTACCAGCATTGATCATAATTGGTGTTGCAGGAGATATTAATTGTGTTGATAATGATTTGTAATATTCAACAGCATCTTCAAAAGATTTTGTTACCCACAAAGCCACTCTCATATACATATGTTGTGGTCTTTCAGATAATTTACCCTTTGAGTTCTTTAACAAATACATTTCAGCCAATGATCTCCATGCAAAATAATCAAAATTATAATCATTTTCATGATTAATAATATAATCTATTTTATCCGCACCATACTTTTCAATTGTGTTTATTAACTCAATATTTATAACACCCTCATCATATAGAGTTTTCATTGTCTCAGAAAAACTTGGGTTTGTTTTTTTATGATAAGAAGATATTGCAATTATGGCGGCCAATCTCGAATAATCGTGATGGCTACCAGTGTATGATGCTGCAATTTCATATACCAATTTATCAATTTCTCTTGTTTTTATCTGACCTTCGGTTGGTACAGATGTAATAACTTTTATAAAAATTTCATCTGAATTAACATTTAATCCTTTAGATGCTTTCTTTATTCTGTTGTAAATTTTTTGTGGGTTGAATGACTCATCACTCCCACTTCTTTTCTTAATTCTTAGTGACATAAATTATAAATATTAAAAATCATCAGTAAATGTTAAACTTTCTCCCAATTTTGCTTTTTGGTATTCTACCGTTCTTGATTCAAAGAAATTACCCTTTGTTTCAATTGCAATTTGTTCCATAAATTTAAATGGTTGTTCAACGTTAAATTCTTTCTTACAACCCATTTTTACCAATAAACCATCAACAACAAACTCCAAATATTGTTTCATTAAATTATCATTCATACCTATCAAAGATACTGGTAATGATTCTGTAATGAACTCTTTTTCTATCTCTAAAGCAGATAATAAAATCTGTCTAATTCTTTCTTCACTTGGTTTATTTTCAAGGTGATTATTTAAAATATTAATTGCAAAATCACAATGTAAATTTTCATCCTTAAAAATCAAAGTATTTGCATTACATAAACCTTGCATAATACCTCTTGATTTTAACCAAAAGATAGAACAAAAAGATCCAGAGAAGAATATACCCTCAACTGCAGCAAACGCTACCAATCTTTCTTGAAAAGATGCACTTTCAATCCAATCTAATGCCCACTTTGCTTTCTTCTGAACTGCGGGTAATCTATCAATTGCATGAAAACATTCGTCTTTCTCTTTTTCATTGGTGATATAAGTATCAATCAACAATGAATACATCAAGGAATGTATATTTTCCATAGCAATTTGAAAACCATAGAAAAACTTAGCTTCTGTATATTGTACTTCTTTATAGAAGTTTTCTGCCAAGTTTTCATTTACAATTCCATCAGATGCTGCAAAGAATGATAAAACATTTTTAATAAAAAACTTTTCATTATCTGTTAATTTACCCCAATCTTTGATATCACCACTCAAATCAATTTCTTCCGCTGTCCAAAATGCAGATTGGTGACTCTTATAAAATTCCCATAAATCATTATGTTCAATGGGAAACAATACAAACCTGTCCGGATTTTCCGTTAAAATTCTTTCTTTCATTTTATTTTTTTATTTTATTGATTATTGGCCATTTGGTTTCTCCTTTGATACGCCTCTCTAGCCCTATTAATATTGTTCTTTGTCTTTTCTTCTTCGTGACCTAATAACGTATTTTGCATCTCTGTGTCGATATCCAAATATTCATTATTAAATTTACAATTTTGAAACACAACACCATCTTTACCAATACGAGATTTAAGTAATGTTAAAGTTGCTAAGTTATGTTCTTTTTGTTCCAAAGTTTTACCGATAGATAAAATAACGTGACCAATTTGTGCTTTCTTAATAGAACCACCCATTTGATCTGCGGTAACCACTTCAGATGATATTGAATCACGATTACCTTGTGTTGCCGTCCATATTGCCATTTCAAACTCACTGGTCATTGACTCCAATTGTCTCATAATTGACCCTTCTCCCTTCCATTCTTCCCCGTTATTTGACCTTTCAGGTGAAATACAGTCAACGTAGTCAATCAACAATAAATCGACCTTAAATCCGTCTGAATACATCTTTCTGATTTTAGATTTAATCTCAGAAATAGTAACACCATCAGATTGTAATTTCAATAATTTAATTGAACCTTTTGTGTTATCTTGTATTTCCTTAAGACGAAACAAAACTTCTTCTTTGTTATCACTTTGTTCATCAGGTGCGATACCTGACCAAATTGTATAGTGTTTTCTTTTAATATTACCTCGATTATCTTCAAAAAATACTTGAAGTACATTATAACCTAAATTATAAGCAGTGTTTGCAAATTTAGTTAATAATGTTGTGTTATGTGTTAATACATAATCCCTAGTAACAAATAATTCATCTGTATTTGATACTTTTATACATACCGCTTCTTCGTTATGTGAAAAATTAATTGATTTAATAAATTTTTGTGAAATATATTTTTTTCTTTTTCTAAATCTTTCTATTTTTCTTATTAATCTAAATGGTACAATATTATTTGAAAAAGATATTGTTACAACATATGCCATTTGATCTAACTTTTTAAAACCTTTATATTTAAAAGTTGGTTGTTTTAAAGTTATATTACATGTTCCACCTAATGATAAAACTAATTCTCTAATATTTAACGATAAATCTTTTGAAATTGTTATTATTTGTGTACAACCTTTTTTATCCACATAACCATCAGTGTCCATTAAACCTTGTAAAATTGATAATCTAACTTCAAATGAATTATATAAATAATCATTTGGGATAAATTTATTATTAGATTCTGTCCCCAATAAATTATATTTTTCTAAATCTTTTTTAATTGTGTAATTTAATAAAATTTTCTTTATTGTTTTTATACCAGTTAATGTTTCTCTTTCATATTCATTAAATGATGTATGAATATTCAAATGTTTAATATTATCGAATATTTCATCATCTTTAGTTGAAATTTGTATTGTATCACAACCTAAACAACCATCACCCAAGAGTAAACCTAATAAATATGGATCAATAAATACTTCTTTTTCATTAAAGTTAATTGGTTCAACAATAGGTAAACGATAATTATATCTACCTCGTTTTTTTATATCCAACATCATTTCAGATGTTTTCATAACTTTATAATTGTTATTTGGTTTATATAAAGATTTACCATTTTTTCTTATTTTTGTTGTTCTCATATTAAGAGTATTAACTGACCATAAATGTTCTTGATCACAGTTAACAAAAGTATTATCAGTAAATTCAACTCTATATATTGGTCTATTACCTTGTGGAAAAACCCCTATTGTAAATTGTTCATTACCATCAGAACCTATAATTTTATCACCACATTTAATATCCCCAATTTTCATCCAACCATTTGGAGTCAATATTGGTTCACTTATAGGTAATGCTTTACCAGTACCAGTTGGTGCTAATACAACACCCAATTCACCTAATCCTAAACCACCTTTTAAAAGATTATCAATACCTACAATACCTGTTGGTATTGGATGTCTAAAATCTTTCTCTAAAGCACCTTCAATATCGTGAAATACATCTGTTGCGTCATCATTAATAATACCAACTTGTAACGCCTTTTGAATGATTTGTTCAATTTTTGCATAATTTTCAAAATCACCATTTTCAATAATACTTTGTACGTTTTTAAGTTCTCTCTTTAAATTTTGTTGTTTACAAAAATTAAGTGCGGTATCTTTAACATATTCTGTTTCAACACTATTTTTAATTATTTCTAGTGTGTCAATGTGAATTCTAGCAGATTCTTTATTACCGTTTTCTGCCATTATCTTTTGAGCTAACGTATTATAATCAGGAATTTTATTATATGATCTATATAATTCTTTCAAGTTCTCCATAATAAACTTAAAAGCATTATTATCAAAGAAACGTGATTCTATTACATCAATGATGTTCTCACCATACTTTTTATCCTCAATAATCGCTTTGATTAATGATTGTTGAAACGTAGCACCCAAATACCCAAAATTCCTTTCTTCCATATTAATTTTTTTTTTTAATTATAAATTATAACCCAAATAGGTTGTTTCCAATTCTTCCATTGACATAATTGTTGTCAAATCGGTTAAAAAGTTTTTTAACATTGGACGAATATCAACCGTATATCTCACCTTTGGATGAAACACATATGCGGGGAATATTCTTTGAATAAATACGTGATCATTTTGTTTAATTTGCAACAAAAAGTATTCATTTTCCACTGCGGTCGTATCTTCCACATCTTCCAAACCAAGGATATATTCCTTATTTTCACACAAATAATTGGAACTTTTTATTTTCAAATCTTCAGATATTTTTCTACAAATATTTTTTACATATTCATGTAAATCCATCGACCTTGTTGCTTGAGGATTGAAATCCCTAACGTTAAAATACCTCTGACAAATGATGTTTCCTTCCAATGTTAATAGAAACTCTAACTTTGTTAACTCTTGATTGTTACTCATGATTGTTAATTTTAATTGTTCTTGTTAATTTTTTGTTTTTTTCTTTTCTTGTTAATCTTAAAAATGGATTTAAAAAGTTAATCCACGCATCTTCTGATTTTGGTAAAACATTGAATATTCCATCCTGAACCATCATCTTCATGGTATTCTTATACGACCTACCCTCAGAATCCATATTTTCATTGATTAAATTAGTAATCTCTTCTTTTGCATCATCCGTTAAGAACGGTACATCAAGACTCACTATTCGATTATTGACATCGAAAAACTCGTCACCTAAGACACCATGTTTTGTAACACCTGTCAATAAATTAGTTATTGTCTTACTTTTGTTATTTTGTTCAAAAAGGAGATTACCTTTTTCTTTGATGTAGTCTACACTAAGGGGAGTTGTTTTCAGTTCAGGGAATAGGGATAAAAATGTTTTTACCCCAAGACCCTTAATACCTGAAATACTATCTGACTTATCACCACACATCATCTTAATCATCTTAACATTTTCAATTAAAACTTCTTGATGTTCATATATAATAATATCACTACTATTATACAATTTTTGGTGTGATGGATTAAACAATTTTGTATTTGGAGATACTAATTGTGTTAAATCACCATCAGATGAGTATATAATTTTGTTTTCATTGGGTGAATTTTGAACATAATATGCAATATTATCATCGGTTTCACAATACTTATATTCACCTTGTCTAACATAAAGTTCTTCAAGGTATTGTTGTATACGTGATCTTTGATAGTTATAAGAGTTAATTTCTTCCTCACTCTTGGTTTTAGTTTTCCTATCTTCCTTATAATAAGGATATATAAGTTTTCTACTTCTAGACCCTTCTTCACCATCCCAAAATACAACTAT